CTCGATCTCCTCGGGCAAGAGCGCAAGCTTCCCGATCACGGGTCGCTTCTCTAGCCGTTACCACCGTCCTGGTGACTGGATCACCGGTCAGGGTAACAAGGGCATGATCGGCGAAAAGATCATCACCATCGATGACCTGCTGATTGCCGACGCCTCTATCCTCGATCTCGATGAAGCCAAGCTTCACTGGGATGTTCGTAGCATCTACTCCACCGAGCTGGGTCGCGCTCTCAGCCGGGCTTATGACCAGCGCATCGCTCGTACTCTGCTTGCAGCTTCCGAGTCTGATGGTCGTGTGAAGGATTGGGAGTCCCGCAACTTCCAAACCGCAGGTGGTACTTTCGTCTCCGCCGCCTCTAACGTTGTCACCCTGAGCGCTAACTTCGCTACCGCTGAGCTCGGCTCTTGGGCTGTGGGTGAAGTTGTTTACGGTGAAGATTCCGGTGCTTATGCCGTGATCACCACCGCTCCTACTAACGGTGCTGCAACCTTCGGTGTTAACCCTCTGGGTTCCATCGGTACTGGTTCTAACGCAGCCTTCACCGTTGGCGAGCGCCTGTTCACCCTGAACAGCCTGCCTGGTGGTACCTCGATCACCGGTATTGACCTGAACGCTGCGGCTGACCGCAATGCTCGTGGCGACCTGATCGTTGAGAACCTGTTCCAAGCTTGCCAGTCCCTGGACGAGAAAGATGCTCCCAAAGAGGGTCGCGTCTGTGTCCTGAGCCCTGGTGCTTACTACGACGTTCTGGCTAGCGATCGTGCCATCAACACCGACTTCAACGGTGGCACTGGTGCTAACGGCACCTTCGCTCAGAACCGTGTTGCTTCTGTGGCTGGCTTCCGCCTGATCACCAGCAACCACCTGGGCATCAACAGCTACACCAATGGTCAGTCCTACGTTGGTCTGAACAACCAGTCTGCTACCACCCGTGGTGAGCGTCCGAACTACACCAATGGTCGTGACGGTTCCGACGGTCGTGTTGCTGCTGGCACCAACGACTACTTCCAGGATGAGCAGGGTAACACCTCCTCTATCGCCAACTGCTTCGGCCTCTGCTTCACCAAAGAAGCTGTGGGTACTGTGTCTCTGAAGGACGTGTCCATGCAGATGACCGGTGCTGAGTACAAGGCCATGACTCAAAGCACGATGATGGTCGCTAGCTATGCCGTGGGTCACGGTATCCTGCGTCCTGAGTGCTCGGTGAGCCTGCTGCACGACGGCAACCCCTATTGATAAATAGGTTCTAGTTAATTACCAATACAATGGGGGAAGCAGAAATGTTTCCCCCTTTTTATTGCGATAATGGCAACCAGTAAACTCAACGCAGTTAACACGCTTCTTGCCATTATTGGCGAAGCTCCTGTCAACAGCCTCAACCCACCCCTGACAGGTGACGCAAGCCTGGCAGATCAAGTTCTTGACGAGGTGAGCCGAGAGGTTCAGGGTGCAGGTTGGTCTTGGAACACGATGCTTTATGACTCCATACCTCTGGACGCTTCTACAGGTCAGTCCCAACTTCCCAGTAACACCCTGGCCGTTCGGTTCAACCCTATCTCGTACCCTAGCCAGCGTTTCGTTCTTCGTGGTTTGCGGCTTTTTGATCGGGTTAAAAATACATACGATCTTAGAAGCAGCCTAGGTGTTGCTCTGACTGGTAACAGCAGCAACATTGTTGCGGAGATTGTTGAAGAACTTGATTGGGACAGCATCCCTGAAACTGGTAAGCGTTATATCACCATCCGTGCTGGTCGTATCTTTGCTAACCGTGCTGTAACTTCTGCCAGCATTGAAAGCTATACAGCTGAGGATGAGCAGAACGCTTTGCAAATCTTGAAGCGTACTGAGGATATGGCACAAAACTACAACTTCATCAGCGGTCCAGATGATATGTACGGTGGCCGTGTTGTTACTAACTTTGGTCCCGATATCCTGAGCCGCTGATGTCAAAAGAACTTTATAGCCAAATCATTGGTCCACTTAACAAAGGCGTAAACCAGCAAGCCGATAGCTTTGTGCTGCCTGGTTTTGCCAAGGTACTTGAAAACGGTAACTGCGATCTCGTTGAAGGTCTTAAAAAGCGTTTAGGCTCTGTGCCTGTGAAGCGTATCGACACGCTTACTCAGAACGCTGGTGGTCAAACGTTGACTGCTCCGATCAAGTGGGATGAGGCTTGGGCGTTTGTTTACAACCGCAGTAGCACTGAACGTTTCATCCTGTTTGTTGTAGACGACAGTCGTACCATTTCTCGTACAGGTAACACGACTAGCGGATCTGCTGTCATTACCAGCGTCAGTTCAATGACTGATGTGTTCGTAGGTGCTGGCATTAGCGGGACTGGTATCCCTGCAGGTACTACGATTCTCGATATCGACGTAGATAACACTCGCATTACTCTTAGTGCGAACGCCACAGCAACAAACACTGGAACCACTCTGACGATTGATTCGAGTCTGACGTTTGTTACTGGTGTATCTAACGTTCAACCAATCACAGGCATCTTGCCTTCTGTGGTTCCGAATGAGCAGACTTTTGCAAATATTACCTCCGCCAATCTTGAGTACCTACGTGGATCTGGTAGGGCTCGTGATCGGTTTAGGGCTACGTCGTTTCAGGACTACGTATTTGTTACGAACATCCAGAAAGAGATCTTTTACGACACATCAGAAACACTGACTCGCTACAACATCAGTGAGATCAGCAGTGCGTATCGACCGACTCGTGCTCAGGTGTGGGTCAAGCTGGTTGACTACGACACGGAGTACTCAGTTCACATCACGCTAGATAACGGTGATGAGATCAGTGGTCACTACCTGACTCCTTCTTTGACTGATGCTGGTGGTGATGCAAACGTCGTGAGCTCTGCTGATATCGCAGCTCGCCTTGTGAGCAACACTGGTACAGTAACTGGTACAACTACCATCGGTAGTAGCACTATTACAAGTGTTACTGACGCCGATATCGTTCAGGTACACGGTGGTGAAAGGATCACGGGCACTGGTATTCCTGCTCTTACTTTTGTTGGAACTGTTGATACTGACGCCAATACCTTTACTCTTGTTACTGAGGCAGGCGCAGCTGTCAACGCCACTGCCAACGGATCTACCACCCTCACAATTGGTCACGGACTAGATCAAGTTGATATCCATAACGAGCTGAACTTTGAGGTTGAAGACTCTCAAATTCTGATTACTTGCGCTAACGCAAACCGGTTCATCCAAAGCATCATCGCAGCTGACGCTCGGGGTAACACCCTGATGGCTGGTTTCTCAAACCAAATCACTAACATCACTGAGCTTCCTCCGTTCTCTTGGGAGGGCTATACGGTGCTTATTGCTCCTGACGGTGCAGCAGATCAAAGCTCGTATTACCTCCAGTTCAACGCAGAAAACACCACAACTAACGGTGACTTTGCTCGTGGTGTGTGGCAAGAGTCTGCTGGCTGGGGAACTCGTGGGCAGTATGAGGACGCTTCAATGCCTCATGCCTTTGTTCAGTACAGAAACGACAACGGTCTAACTCGGTTCACTTTCCAACCGTTTAGCGGTACAGACTACACGGATGGCTCAACCACGATTGCTATTCCTGGCTGGGTTAACCGCTTAGCTGGTGATGAAGATGAGTTACCAGGACCCTCGTTTGTTGGTAACACCATCAACGACATTGTGTTCTTCAAAAACCGTCTTGGCTTTGTAAGCGGTGAAAACGTCATCCTGAGTGAAGCTGGTTCCTATTACAACTTCTGGCAGCAGTCAGCTCTGCAGGTTGTAGACAGCGATCCTATTGACCTGACAGCAGTCAGTAACGACGTTGCTGTGTTGAACTATGCGTTGCAGCAGCAGGACGAACTTATCCTGTTCTCCAACGAAAACCAGTTCCGTCTTTACTCAGGTGACAACGTTACGTTCTCTCCAGAGACTGCTTCTGTTGGTCGTATCAGCTCCATCACTATGGAATCTGATGTACGTCCTGAACAGGTTGGTCCGCAGGTTATCTTCCCAGTCAAAGAAGGTGACTTCACTGGTCTGCACACGTTCATTACGACTGACCGAACCGTTGGTATCAACCTGGGACAAACAGCAGTTATTACAGAAACTGTTCCCAAGTACATCCCTAAGAACATCGACTCGTTGGCTGTCAGCCGTACAGACCAGTATCTGGTGGCTCTTAGCCGTGATGACTCTGACGCTCTGTACGTTTACCAGTTCTTCTGGGAAGCCTCTGGTGGCTCGTTGACCAACAGGCAGAACGCTTGGCACAAGTGGACCTTCCCCAACAAAGAGATTCACTGGTGTGACTTTGTTGAGGGCACGTTGTTCAAGCTTGTTGAATACGACAACGACGGTACTGCTGAGTTCTACCTTGAAGGTCTGAACGCCTCACGTCCACCTCAAAACCCCAACAGGTTGTTCCTGCTAGATCGTCAGTTGTCTAGCTCTATCACAACTGACCTTGGCTCTGTAACGTTCAGCTACAACGCTGGAACCAACAAAACTACTGTTAACCTGCCTTACCGTACCGTCAACACGAGTCAGTTTGCAGTCATCAGAGTCGATGCATCAGACACAGCCGAATCTGAGAAGCGCTGGGTCGTGGCTACTAATATCCCGGCTGGTGTTACTAGTTTCGTTTGCGATAGCTTGGGGGATTTTTCAAGCAGCTCTTGGGTCTTTGGTGAGCAATTTACGTTCACTTTCAGACCGCCTCAACTCATGCCTTACTCAAGAACGGCAACTGAGAACACTTTTATTGGTAATCGTACTGGTCGTTTGCAGCTTCGATACGTTGATGTTTATTACAACGATTCTCGCTACTTCAAAGTTCAGGTGACTCCTAAACACCGGGACGTGGTGACGTATGAGTTTGATCGTCGTGAGCCTCTAGATGGCAACATCATCATCAGTCAGGAGGGGGATTTTGATGAGTCCAAGTTCCGCGCCTATATTCAAAGCAAGAACGACCAAGTTACAGTGGAGCTAGTGAACGACAGCATTGACCAGGCTAAGTTCATCGCGCTCGAATGGACTGGTCTTTACTTTGATGTTGCGAGGAAGTACGGCTGATGGAGTCTTTATTGTCGCTGTTTACCCCAGGAGTTGGGGCAGTTGCTCAGTTTGGTCTAGGTGTTTGGAACGCTGCTGAATCTAAGAAAGCTACTTCTATAGAAGCTTGGAGTAAGTGGGAAGCAGACACCGTTCAAGGCATCCGTAAAGCAGCTGAGATTGATAAACAAAACTACAGAGCGTTTCAAGTAGATCTTGAAAACTGGTACAAGCAAAGCGATTACGTAGAGAAGCTACGGCAGTATGAGTCTGCTCTTCAAAAGCAAGCAGCAGA